GGCTGGATTGGCAAAGCACCCGAACCAGACCCATCCAAGCCCGCTGCAAACGGTTCTGGCAAGCCCCAGGTCAAAGACGGCGTCAAGAAATTCACAGAAGCACAACTAAGCGCCATGAAGCCAGAGGAATATGAGGCAAATAGAGCCGATATTCTGAAGGCAATGGAAGGCGGTTTAATTCAGAAATGACACTCAGCAACTTTATACCCATCATTTGGGCTAACGAAATTGCCAGGAACCTCGAAAAGTACCTGGTATATGCACAGCCGGGCGTTGTCAACAGAGATTACGAAGGCGAGATCTCCGGGGCAGGCTCCACCGTAAAAATCAACGGCATTGGGCCTGTCACAATCGGCGATTACGTCAAGAATAGCGACATAGCCGATCCCGAAACCCTGACCGACGCTCAAACAACCCTTGTAATCAATCAGCAGAAGTACTTCAACTTCCAAGTGGACGACATCGACAAGGCGCAGACTAAGCCCAAGGTGATGGCCAACGCCATGCTGAGAGCGGGCTATGGCATGAGGGATGCGATCGATCAGTACATTGCCAGCCTCTACACAGACGCGGCAGCCGCGAACCTGATAGGTTCTGATGCTACCCCCAAGGTTCCGGATAATACCGCTGGATCTGCATCCAATGTCTACAACCTGATTGTAGATGCCGCCGTCGCCCTGACAAATTCCAAGGTTCCCACTGAGGGCAGATGGATGGTTGTACCTCCCTGGTTCTATGGGAAGCTCCTGAAGGAAGACAAGTTTGTCAAGGCGAATGAGGCGGGTACGGACCAGGCTCTGCGGAATGGCATCGTTGGCCGGGCGGCTGGATTCACCATCTTGCAGTCTCATAATGTGCCTAACACCGCATCCACCAAATACAAGATCATGTTCGGCATAGGCGACGGCCTGACTTTTGCCCAACAGATCACCCAGGTCGAAGGCTACAGGCCACAACTTAGGTTCGCTGATGCAATCAAAGGCCTGAACGTGTTCGGTGCAAAGGTCGTCTATCCTGAGATGATCGGCGTAATTACTGCCAATTCTGCTTGAGGTGAGAAAGATGAAGAAATTTATTCTTTTTGCCCTGATCGTCTCCTTGATGGTCGGGCCCGCGCTGGCAACCTATACGCCGGTATCCGCCGTGAAAACTTTAGACGCTCTGAATGATTACACGTTCGCGCCTGCCGCATGGACGTCTATCGCTACCAGCACCAACTACAATAATATCCTCTATGACGGATCATATGATTATATCGTCGGTGTGAATGTCACCGTGGTTGGAACTTCGCCCACATTCAACGTCATAGCTGGCACAAATCCACCCGCGTTCCGGGCCGGTATCGGGGATCTTGAATACAGTCTGACCAACAATTCCGTACAGTGGTTCGGCCCGCTCGAATCTGCGCGTTTTCTGAACGGCACCGGATACTACAATTTCGGCACAACCAACGTCACAACGGGAAAAATCATGGTACTGAAGGTCGCGAAAGTATGATGATCAAGGCCAAAAGAACCGGCGCGGTGTGGGAAGTCGAGGACGGATCTCCTACCGCTAAAAGGGTCAAGGAACAGCCGGAAGATTACGAGATATTGGAGAAGAAGAAAGGAAAGGGGCCTGAATGACGACCCTTTCCGAATTTATTTCGAATGCATAGAATATTTTATTATTTTTTATAATAAAGGTGGATTATGACAACAACCCCGGTATCGGAGAGCTATGTGCCAACCGTCGAAGAGGCAGATTTATTCTTCTCGAAGAAAACGAATGTATCCGCATGGACCGGCACCGACAAATCCAAGGCTCTCCAGGAGGCTACGGCGATCATAGATGCTCTTCATCTTCTCGGAGAGAGATACGAACCGAAGCACATCGAAAACGGGGTTCAGACGGATGAGAACCTCGATGGCTTGACCCAGGTTCTGGAGTTCCCTCGATTCATCGATAATATCCTCTGCGATTACGATTATGGCACCCAACAGCCAATCATACCTCAGAAAATCAAAGACGCGACGTGCTGGATTGCATTAAGCCTGCTAGATACTGATGTCGACATATCGGAGAAGTCCCTGCAAGAGGCGGGCATCCAGTCATTTAGCAGGGGCAAACTGTCAGTCACATTCAAGACCGGCGCATCAAATCAATACTTGGGCCTGCCAAAGAAAGCCTATGATCTTCTGAAGATCTACATTGATTCCGGGGCAGCGGTTATGTGATTAGAAAACTATTAATAGATAGCGTGATAACATATGCATGCAGAGGATGGGCGCGATCACAGCCAACCACGTCTATTAAGCAAGTTTCCGCATTGACTTGTGTAAAAACGCGGTCCGGTGCGCTCATTCCACTTTGCCGTTTTTGGGAGCTTTTATGAAGATCTTATCTTTTCCAGAAGAGGCCCATCTCGTCACCAAGGCCACCAACGAGCTATTCGACGGGGTGCCAACCACGAGCCCGATAACGCTCACTGGCACAAAACCATCTGTTGCTTTTAAGTGCCGCGCAACCGTGTCCAGTGTATCTGGTCATACCGATTGTTCTGGTAGCCTCATCATAGGATCTGAAACGCTTTCCTTTTTAGCGTCCGGTGGAAAGAAAACCACAACCGTCTTGCTTTCAGCTTTGCCAACAGTCTCTTATACATCGCTTGATTGCAACATCCTGATAGAGTGCATCGATTCAGGCGGAGCGGATATCAAGGATGAAACGGCGACCGCCACAAAGATCCAGTTCGAAAACACCTCATCGGGGTTCTTTACACCCGAAGGCGTTTGGAAAGTCTACTCGGGGAGCTATGCAATGTGCAGGGATGCCGCCCAGGTAAACGATGTATTGCGTTATAACGCAACCGACATGCCTATTAAAAAAGTGGATGTTGAGAAATGGTTTAGTAAAATTTTGTATTATATATTTTACTTATGAGGTGTATTTATGACTGAAGATTTATCAACTGATACCCAATACCTGAAACGAATAGCAGATGCTTCTGAGGCGGGGACATTGCCCACCGACGCCGCGAGTGCGTCCAACCAGACCACCGAGATCAGCAAGCTGGATGCCATCAAGACGGCGGTGGAAGGCAGCCTAACCACAAAGATCGACCAGACCACGCCTGGCAGCACTAACCAGGTCGTCGCGGGCAGTCAGTATGTCTATGATGTGGTCACATTCACCGCTACCGGGGCATATTCGGCAGGCGATGTCCTTGGAACGATAGCAGCACTCGTCAATTTCGCCTCATCCAATGGCCGGGGCGGCATCATCAGGGAGCTAGGTGTCCGAGTCAACAAGAAATCGATGACCTTCGCCCTCAGGTTGCATTTTTTCAATGCATCTGACCCGACGGTGGCCGCCGATAACGCACAGTGGAAGGAACTTTGGGCGGATCGAGCCAAATGGAAGGGCTACGTAGATCTGCCAGCGTTGGCAACGGCAGCGGATATTGCTGGCAGCGACTGTTCGCGGATTGTTCATGACAACCTGGGACAAGGACTGTCGAAATTCGTAGGATGTGGCGCTCTCTCGACATCCATCTGGATTGTGCCAGAAATAACCACGGTGGGAGCTACGGCATTTGACGGGGCACCGGGAAATACTGTAGAAATAAGGATCGGTTGGGAAAGATTATGAGCCTAACGCAGAACCGGAACGCTCCGAATGCGAATAAGCTGATCCTCACCACCGCCGTCCCGGTGGATGATCAGTTTTCCAGCCCGAAGCAGATTCGGTGGAGTGCTGCGTTGGGGAAACTGCTGGTTGGGGATGTGGGTAATAATCGTCTAGTAGTTAGAAACGCAGATTTATCATTTTTTACGAAAGATATATCAAATGGTTTAGTGTCGGTTGGAGCATGTGATTCCGATGCAACTAATATCTATATTGCTCGAATTGTCGATACCGCGAGTGGATCACTTCGAAAAACATCTTTTATATTTGCTTCAGTATTAACACTAACCGGACTCAAAGCAATTCGCATGATCGATGCCTCCGGTGATCCCCTCCATATCTACGTCACATCCAACAATGCTACCGATGGCCACGGCATAAGGATGGTTACAAAGTCCACCATGATCGTAACTTCGGTAGGCGGCAATGAAGTCAAGATCCTTGCAACAGGCACGGGAGACAATCAGTTTACAAATCCGCTCGGTGTTCTATTTATCTCAACAGGGGCATCTACAGGCAACTTATTCATCTGCGAGGCCACTAGGATAGTTAAGATCGCGGTAGTTACCACGGCTGGAAGCGAGTCTTTTACCTGGACAACATCATATGCAATCGCAGCCAATGATCTTGCGTGGGACGGGGCAAACTTCTATGCACAGTTGCCAGCAACTACCAAGAAATACGATGCGAGTTTCAATGAAGTTGCATCTACTGCATGTGTCGGATACTCCATTACCTACATCCCCGATCAAGGCGATGGCTACGGCGCAACCCTTGCCATAGTCGATTCCACAAATAGCCACCTAGAGCGCCGGAAATGTTCTGATCTGTCTGCTATCAATTCTGTTGGCAGTGCCGGGGATGACTCTAGCAGCCTATGCGACCCACAAGTGACCGGCCCGGCAGGCACATGGACCGACTCGGAAGGTGGCAGATATTCAGTAGCAAGCGCCGCGAACATCTACAAGAATGGCTTTTCCGGGGACTTCTTCCGAGGGCCGCTCAATAGACTGACTTACCAGCCCACCGGCAAGCTATCTGATATTACTGCTATTGATTTCAACGCGGACGCCATTCAGGGCGAAATCAAGAATCTGTATAAGTGTGTCAATATGACCAGCCTGAAATTGCAGACCAACCCTGCCCTGGTATTGAATCTGAGTCGTTTGACATCGAAAATGGTAACACTTTGGGCTTATGCATGCGGGGCTGGTATATCGGGAAGTATCCGGCACATGACGGCGCTAACAAGCGTTAATTTGCGAGAGAATGCCGCAACACAGGCGCAGGTAGACGCATGGATCAGCGATCTGTACGCCAACAAAGACATCATTGCACCGGGTACCGCAAACTTCAACGGTTCAAATCTTGCCCCATCGGTGGCAGGAAAAGCGCAAGCAGATGAGCTTATCGCCACCTACGGGTGGACAATCGCATATTCATGAGGTTAAAAATGTCAGCCGAAGATCAATACAAGACAATCGAAAGACCGATTATACCAGCTGTGGATACGCTTTTCGTGATTAGGAGAACAGGAACGGCGAGATTCCCGATGAATACTCTCCAGGATATAGTCACTGAGGTAGGAGTCCACCAGGGCGTATCACCCAACGACGATCTTTTCACCTGGGCGAACTTCCGGGCAATGGTTGAGGGTGTCTATGGCAACCAGCTACAGACGGCTATAGAATCGAATCCCATACAGGAAGGTGAGGATTGCTTTGTCTGGTGGAAGAGAGTAACCGACTATTGGCTGGTAGACTACATGGCGGCCCACACGACCCCAAAGACCATGACTAACGCCTTGGACGGTTGGGAT